GGCCGACGGTCTCGTTCTGAGGATCGGTGATCGCCTCAATCGGATAGCCGTCGGCTTCGAGCTCCATCCGGACGTCCTCGACGCTGGTTCGGGACATGGCTGATTACCCGTCCGCGAGTTCGCTAGCGAGCGATTCGGAAATGCCGTCCACATCGACGAGCTCGCCGGTGTCGGCGGCACGCACGTCAGCGACCGATCCGAACCCCGCGTCGCGGAGTTTTTCGGCAGTCGCCTCGCCTACGCCTTCGAGGTCGGTGAGCGACTCGGCGTCCGTGCCCTCGTCGGATTCGGCGTCGTCGGGCGGCTCGACCTTCTCGATCCGGTCGCCGAACGCCCGGAGTTCGGACTCCGAAGGAGCGAACGTCTCGCCCTGCTCAATTCGTTCGTCGGCGTCGTGTCGGACCAACGCTTTGCCGTGGGTCCAGCGGTGGGTGCTCATCAGCGGGCACCTCAGATACCGGTGTAGTGAGCGACGCCGACGATGGCATCGTCCGCGCTTTCGGCGTCGGGGCCGAACGTCCCCTTGATCCGGGGGACCCGGCAATTGAGCGCCTTGAACATCGTGCCGAAGCCGCCCTCGACGTCCCAGCTGAAGTTGGTCTCCACCTGAGCATCGGCGACGTCGACGAACTTGCTGTTCTGGACGATCATCAGCACTTCATCGGGGTCGAGCACGCCGTTCTGACGGAGGTTGAGCCACGGGTAGTCCTGCTGGATGCGCTCGGCGATCGACATGTTGCCGTCCCCGCGCGGGTCGGTCGCGAGCGTGACGTTGCTCCACTGGGCACGAGGGTAGTAGACCCATGCCCCGTCCTGCACCTCAGCCCCACGGTTCTCGTCGTCGGTTTGACCGTGGAGTGCCTGCTGCATTTCGTCGAGCGTGTCAAGCACGTTCGACGCGGTGTCCCACGGGCCGGGCGCGACATCGGTGATCCGGTAGTCCGTGGTCCGGTAGCCATCGACCGAGAACGTCCCCTTGCCCTCGATGGGGACGTCGACGTCCCAGCCGTCGGTCATCAATTCCTCTTGAGCGACGGCGAGGGTTTCGCCGGCCTCTACGGCGGCTTCTTCGTCGACGGACTCGCCGAAGTTCATCGAGTTTTGGATCTCTCGCTGTGAGATTTCGTAGTCGATGTGCGTGATCGGGAGCGAGACGCCCTCGTAGGCTTTTTCGGGGCGGTCGTCGGTGGCGCGATTGCGGCCGTCCATGCTCCGGTCGGCCTCGAAGGCCTCCGAGCGGATCGCCCACCGCGAGAGCATCCGCGCGAGCGAGGTATCCACGGCGAAGCCAGCGCTCACGACGTCTTCGGTCATCGAGGTCGCGAGACGCGCCTCGGTGATCGCGTCGTCGTCGCGCTGCTCCCACTCGGACCAGTCGAGTTGCTGGGCGTTGGCCGATTTCTGAAGCGTGGCCTTCCGGTAGCCACGCGCGAACCCCCGATCCAACGACGAAAGGGTGTCCGCGAAGAACTCCACGGCGTCGTTCGTGGAGATATGGCCGCCGACAGTCTTGCGGTACTCCCGCTTGAAGTCGCGAATCTGCTGCTTGCGGAGTTTTTCGAGGGCGGACTGCTGGTCCGCGGCCGCGTTGGCACTGGGGACCATGCCGAGCGCCTGGAGCTGCAACGGGGTAGCGCTCGCGAACGGTTCGTCTTCCTTGGTCGATCTGTTGACTGTCGTGTGCATCAGAACGTCACCTCGATGCGGGCGTACTCGCCCGAGCTGTTGTCCACAGTTTCGTCGGCGGTCGCGACGAAGCCCGTCTCGTCGCTTCCGTCGCCGGTCGCGGCTTGGAGGCCGCCGCCACCGTCGGAGACGAGCGGGTCGCCCGGCGCGACGCTCTCCCCGTCGGCGAGAAGGGCGTTATCGGTCGAGTCCCCTTCGCGGAACACGAGGACTTCGACGAACTCGCCGTCCTGATCGTAGTCTTGGTCCTTCCGCAGCGTTCGCGTCTGATCGCCGCGCGGTGGGTGGCTGCGCTCCATCGCGACGATGACGCGATCGACCGGGCCGGCCGCCGTGCTGTGGGGCTGGACCTCCATCGTGCCGGCGGCGGTCTCGCCCGCCACCTCGAGGAGCATCCCGGGCGTGACTGTCGCCCCGGCGGCGAGCACATACCGATCGTCCTTGACCTCGCTCGGGCGGTTGCGCCCCGCGATCGTCTTGCTGCGTCGGTCGGTCGTCATGGGTTAGTCACCCCCCTGCCCGGCGGCCTCGATTTCGTCGATCTGGCCGGTGCCGACCTCGATGCCGTCGAGGTCGTCGCCGCCCGTGCTGCCCGCGGTCGTGTTCGCCGACGGGCCGCGGGCCGGGAGTTCGGTGCCGCTGGAGACGCCTTGCTCGACGCGATCGAGCACGCTATCGGGCGTGTCCATGAGGTCGTCGCGGTCCTCGTCGTCGTACTCCGCGGAGTTGGCGACGATCCGGTCGACGCGTTGCTCGCGCTTACGGCGCTCTTCGTTGGCCGCGACGCGCTCTTCAACACGCTCGTCGACGAGTTCGTCGAGGTTCGCGCGGTCCACGACGATCGTCCCGTCGTCCGTGGCGTCGTTAGCGCCGTCGTCCGTGGTGTCGTCGGTGTCGCTGTCGTCCGTGTCGGTATCGGCGTCCGTATCCGTGTCCGTGTCGGCGTCATCTGTGTTGTCATCGTCCGATGCATCCTTCTGTGCTTCTGCAGCCGCTTTGAGCGTCGCCCGTTCGTCGTCGGAGAGTCCTTCGACATGTTCGAGCGACACACCCAGCGCGGCCGCGAGTTCCTGATCGTTCATGGATTTGTTGTCGTCGTCGTTATCTGTCGTATGGTCGTCGTCATCGCAACCACAATCGTCGTCGCTACCACAGCCACAGTCGCTACCGTCGGCGTTCGTGCCGGCCGAGACCGCCGTCTCGGTCGCGGCATCGAGATCGACAGCGTCAGTCCCGGATACGTCACTGCTGGCAGACGCTCCAGGCGATCCACTCCCACCGAGCGAGCGGATCGAGTCGATCGCGTTCGACGCGACCGTTCGGATTTCGGCGGCCGTGCCGTGTCCCGCCCCAGACGGACCGCCCCCGCCGCTGGGTTGGTGTCCCGTTTCGAGGCGGAGTTCGGACTCGGCGGCGTTCGCTGCGACGCCGAGCGGTGACGAAACGGGGTTGACGCCACATCCTTCGAGCGTCGAGCACTGCCCCGGCGCGTTCGGGAGCAGCGCCAGCGAGTCGGGCGAGACGATCGCCTCGGCGACGTCGCGTTGTTCGCCGTCGTACTCGCCCGCTGGTAACTCGGCCCCGACGTACTGCGTCGACACGTCGAGTGGCGTTTCGTCTTCAAGCGCGGCGATGACGTCTTCGGCCTCGCCGCCGACCTCGCTCGCCCGGTCGGCGTTCACGGCGACATCGGCGAAGACCTCGCCGTCCTCGGAGCGTTGGTTCTCAACGCGTCCGAGCCCGAGTTCGTCGGTGACGTTCGCCGTCGAAGCGAGCACGGGCGCGCCGTCCCGGCGCGCCGGATCGTACCACGAATGCGCACTCAGGTTGCGCGGGTGAGCGAGCGTCGTCGGCACGCCCTCCCAGCCGGTGCCGCCGTGGGTATTGTCTTGGTCGACCGAGCGTTCGATCGACTCTCCGGGGACGTAGCCGTTCGTGAGTCGCTTCGGTTTGATGATCCGGACGTTCTGTGCGATGAGCCACCGGTCGCCGTTGCGTTCTTCTTCGACGATCTCGGTGTCGCCCGTGCTGTTGATCGTTGTGTGCATGATCTAGATACGTCACTTTCGCCGTCGGAATATTGATTATTCCACAGGTGTTTTTTCCCGACTCATGGGAATTGTCACCTGGTACCTCGATTGGTGTGACCGGTGGATGCCCGGTTACAGTCGATCAGCCACCGACGACCAGCCGGCCGAAGCACCGTGCGCTCGCTGCGGCGCGGTGATCGCCTATGACATCCGCGAGTGCCCCGAGTGCGGGAACCGGCCGATCGAGACCGTCAAGTGGAACAGCGTCAAGTTCATGGCCGCCGGATTCGTCCTCTCGCTGACCGTCGTCGGGGCGATCGTCGGCGTCCCGCTGTTCGCGCTCGGGGTGCTCCAGCGCACGACGATGGGCGCGAGCGACTGGTCGCCGACCGAGCACGACTTTTAGCGCCAGATTCGCTGACCCGCGACGAGTCGTTGATACTGGCCGTCCGTGAGTTCGTCACGGAACACCCCGACTACCGTGCAGCGACACCGAGTGAACTCTTCCGGTGGGAGCGACGGGTCGCCCGGATGCTCGGCGCGGTAGCCGCCCACGACGAAGGGCTGGTCGACGGCCACGACCTGCCCGCCGGCCGCCGCGTGGGTGTCACGAGTCCGGCCGTCGCTCGTGTCGATCCACTCCTCGCCGACGATCCCCCCGGCGTCCCGAAGCGCCGAGTGATTGCCGGCGTTCGACGGCGCGACCGTGTTGTCCCGCGCCAACTGATCGGCTTTGCTGTCCTTGATGCGGCCCTCAACCAACTCGTCTTGGAACTGGTCGGCGACCTCGTCGACGGAGAGGCCCTCCTCGTGGGCACCGCGGAGGTAGTTCGTGATCTCCGCTTCCATCGAGTCGGCGACGTACTCCGAAGCGGTGGTCGCCCAGTCGTCGAGCTGGGCGAGCGTCCGCCGCGGCACGGTATCGAACGCTATATCTAACGTCTGCCGGCGGGCGGCGATCGCCCGGCCGGCCTCGGCGGACTGTTCGCCGTGCTCGCGAAAGACGACTTCGAGGTCGTTCGTGAAGCCGCCCATCCGCGGGCCGACCTCGGCGCGGATCGAGCGCAGCGTTCCGAGGTCGACGTCGCCACGGCGGATCGCCGTTTCGAGGTCGGCGGCGATCGGGTCGACCGCATCGCCGAATCGGTCGAAGAACTCCCGCATCGCCCGCTCGATCGTCGGCGCGTTCGCGGGATCGCGGTTGACCGCGACGTGGGTAGCCATTCTCAGTCGTCGGCCGCCTCTCCGCGAGCGATTCGGGCCTCCGTCCGGGCAGCCGCCTCGGCACGGTCGCGGTTCTGTGCGAGCGCGGCGTCAAGCGCCCCGCCGGCATCGGGGCCGCCCGGCGCGCCGCCGTTGAGTTCCGAGAGGTAGCTGTTCGCGGTTTGGTCGTCCATCCAGTCCGGCTGTGGGACAAGCCCCATCTGCTCGCGGGCCTCCTTGACGGCGATCGCCGGGCCGAGCCACTCGACGCGGGTCGCTCCGAGTTCGGCCTGTTCGTGCTCGGAGAGGACGCGCAACGCATCCCACTCGAAGCCATAATAATCGCTCGTCGGTTCGGCGACCGCGCCGGCATCGATGAGCCATTGGGTTATCGGCCGGGCGATATGCGGGGTGTCGTATTCTTCTCGGCGCTCTTGGATCAGTCCGAAGAAGGCCTGCGTGTCTTCTCCGGCGCTGGCGAGCGCGCCCGCCGGGTCGCCCTTGAAGACGCGCTTGGGGATGCCGGTCGCCGTCGAGAGCGCGTCGAGTTGGGGTTCGAAGATGTTGCTCGCGTCGGCGATCTGCCCGCCGAGTTGCTGGATGTTGTCGGCCCCGACCGTCCGGAGGAGTGGCTGGAGGCCCTGGTGCCAGTCGGCGAGTTCGTCTTCGAGCTCGTCCCACGACTGCCCGGAGGTGTCGACCTGCGTGGGGTCGAAGTTGACCGCCAGCCCCTTGTCGGCCCCGCGGTAGGCGAGTTCGGCCACGCTGCCGAGGACCTTCTCGATGTCATGCAAAATGTTGATGACTGTTTCGAGACGCGACGGCGCGAAGAAGTCGTCGTCGAGCAACCGCGAGGCCGGCGCGGCGACGGTCCGCGAGTGATGGACGCGATGGTCGTCGCTGTCCTCGTCGTCTTGTTGGCCCTCGGATGAAAAGTCAACGTGGTAGTGGATCGGTTTGCCCCAGCGTCCATCGGCGGCGTCATCAATCGTCCCCCAGTCGATATCGCCAACCGAAACTTCGGAGAAGACACGCATCTGCGTGACTTTATCGAGCCCGTTGCCCGGAATGTCATCGGGCAAGGGCTCGGCGAGATCGTCGTAGCTCGAAACGTCGCTCGTGACGAACACGAGAAGACCATAGCGTCCGATGCCGGCCAATCGATCGAGGCGTTCGCCGTGGCTCCACAGATCGAGTGCGCGGTTGGCCTGTTGCATATCGGCCTCGAACGCCGTCTCCTCGTCGCTGTCGTCGTCGACCACGTGCGGCGGGTCGCGCCACGCCGTGAACGCCGGCCGGTCGACGATCGGTTTGGCGAACGGGTTGCGGCGGTAGGTCGCATAAAAATAGTCGGCCTCGGGGTCCCTCGGCCAATCGAAGGTCTCGTAGTGGTTGCGGCCCTGATTCGACGCGCCGAGCCACATGGCGATCGCCTGCCGGAGCCCGCCCATCGACGGTTCGGCGGTGCTGTTGGCACTCACAAATTGGCCGGTCTCTGGATCGCGTGGTGGCGTGGACATGGGGGATTAGCTCCAAGGGACCGGAGAGGGGCGTTCGACATCGGTCTCGACGTACCGATCGCCCATGACAGCGTAGCGAGTAACGTCAAGCGCGTGATCTTCAGCCCGCCAGGTCCCGACGTCTTCCTCTTTGTAGCTCTGGAACTCCTGGATCAGCTCGGTCAGCTCGTCGACGACGATCAACCCCGGTCGATCGTCGGCGTCAGTTTCGAGAACGGCCTGAACCTCTTGGATGCCCTCGTCGATGTCCTTGGTCGCCTTCTCAGCGGGGTAGCCTGCCTGTCGGAACTTGTCGATGTGCTCGGGGTCGTGGTCGCAGTAGATCGGTCCCGCGGGTTTGTCGTCGTCCCGCAGCCACGCAATGGCGTGCTCGACGGGCTTGCCCGCGACGTGATACATGTCCCACG